TTTTTTTTTTGGTAAAAACTTCATAAGTTTGACGAAAAATTTGTGCACCAAAATGGTGCTTACATAAAATTCAAACTTATATAAACACCAGTACTTTCGTCCTAAGTACTATGGGTGACCGCAAGAACGGATTTAAGAGCTACATGTCTGCATTAGTTCTCGGAAAACCGAGAAACCATGAAAACACAGCGTCATCGCCACTCATCATCAGAAGAGAAGCGTCTTGAAAAATGTTAGCTGCTTGCAAACCTGGATTTGAGGAAGCAACCAACACGTTATCCTTGTAATTACCATAAATGGCTCTCGAAGGAAAGAAATCAAGAGGAACTATCATAGGCGCAACAAAGTCGGAGCGCGCACTGATTTCCTCATTGATTTGGGTGATAGCGTATCTCGGATTAGTAGTCGGATCGCATGAGCCGGACACAAACGCTGCCGTAGGTGGACCAACTGTAACAGATGTACTAATGGGTCTCGTCACAGACGTAATATCAGCGCGAAGATCTGAAGCACCGGTAGTGGGTCTAGTCTTCGAGAAAAAAGAATAAGCTATCGAACCTCTATAAGCTAAGTACGCAGAAGCAAACCAGCCCAATGAGGTGAAAGAATACGGCGGCGTAGGATTAGCTACCGTATCAGCAGGAACGTATGGAATATTCACAAGATTGTAATTCGCATACGTAGTAGTGGTCGTAGCACCAGTTGAAGAAGTGGTGTTTCGAGCCATATAGGCACGAGATGTGATGTCCTTGACGGAACGAACCACATCTCCAGTACAACGAAATCCGATCGTGTCTAAATCAGACTCGGGACCAAATTTCACAATCGAAGTCTGGCCAAAAGTTTCGCTTTTGTATTTTGATCCAAGTAATTCTGTAATTACTGTGTTGGTCTGGACCCTAGCTTCAGGAGCGAAAAACCTGATATTTTGCGAAGAAACATACACATTCAAGTATATTCCATCAGTACTACCGTTAGAAACAACAGGATTGACTAAGTAGACATAAACCATGCCATTAGTTTCACCTTGCGTACCAGAATTGGTGCGCTCCATAAATGTCTGGCACTTAAGAATAGGCATGGGTTGCCTATAAGGAATAGTCACTTTAACAGTAGTAGATCCAGCAACTTGAATAGTGGTGTTTTGCAGCAAGTTGAGAGCGTCAGCAAATGCAGGTCCAGTAGTCGATGTTGCATACGGATCCCAAGCTATTAAAAGCGTGGCTCGATGAAAGACTGAAGCGAGGATCTCGAATTCAAAATCAATATCGCCACACCAAAAAGCAGTTAGAGTAGCAATTCCACAAAGAGTGGAGGGTCCTCGATTAGAATCCGACATGCCAGGAGAAACTGGAATACTAAACTGAAAAGACTCAGCCGTCGCAGCTGGCAAAATAGCAATATCATGTGCTATTAAAGATTCATTCGAGACTATCCAATCTATCGACATATCTTTCAAATCACCAAACGCGAAATCAGGGCTAATCGAAATCGGCTGTTTCTGAGAACAGCCCAACACAATAGCCGTAGAAGTACCTTCACACTGTGAATAATTATCGCAAGTACGATTAGTCACAAAACTAGAGATGTCGTGCAAAGGCGGTTTCGAAAATCCGAAGAATCTCAACACATCTCCGACAGTCGATGAAACCGTAGAGAATAAAGTAACTGCAGGAGCCAAGGGTCCGACAAACGGAGCGACCTTAGCTGAAAACTTCGAAACGACATCAGCGACGCCAGAAGGTTTCACAGGATCTTTCTCACTAGCGTAAGAGTTAGACAACAATGTCGTCAAACCTTCCAGAGATACGTCAACCAAAGACATGTAAACACAAATATTTGCAGTGGAGGCAACAGCCGTACCAGATCTAAGAGGATTAACTACAAATCTTTCCATCATGTACGATCCATGCTGGTTGATGTTGGTGTTTTCATAAAACCCAGTAGGTGTACAAACTGGCAAATCCAATTCATATGTCTCTGATTTCGAAGGATCGACACAAATGTGAGGAACAATTCTAAAATTATGAAGCTGATTAGAAGCAACTTGTCCTAGAACTGTGCCAAGCATTGGACCTTGTACTCTTGGCGTAAACGTGTAGACGATTTGACCGAAAGCTTGAGCTTGACCTTGGACAACAATTCGAATTCTGATTTTAGCACGAAAAAACCACATAGCTTGAAACTTCGCGGCTAATTTTGCATCCATCGAACTCTTATACAAGAGCACGATATCCTTAGATACGAGGGAATAGACAGTAGTCCCTGTCCACGCTAAGTGATCGATCTTCGTAGGATGTTCAAGAAAAGGTGCGAAGTCGTCATTCGTAGAAGTCGAAGGCGGCAATCTGCGCGGGATAAATGTCTCGTTAGAGACCTGGGTTTGTTCCACCGCGGCGTTGGGAGCAAACCGTTCTGACTCAATGTCAGGGTTATTGGTGTTAAGGGAAGCGAGGCAAATTACGTCTGAAGAGCTACCTCAAGCTCATCGACGGTTGTGACTAAATACAGGAACTCAGGGCCGTGATCACTCTCACTTGTCAAAGAGAGGCACTCTACATATAATTCCTTTGATCCACTATATTTCACGTCCCGTGAACCAGTATTATTCTGGGACCAAACATCACATTCACTTAACAAGCAAATGTAGTAAAACCATCATCGAGAAACTCTTTCTCCAGAGTTTCATAAGTGTGGAGTTTCAAGACATGACTCATTCGATGTCGTGAAAACAATTCGATGATCAGGGACTGGTACTCAGCAAACCTCTCTTTGCCATGTAACCATGCTTCACGTTGTCCCATAGAAGCAACATCAACAAGCCTCTGCTCAGAAGTCGTCCCAATATCAACCTTTTCAAAACATAAAGGCTTGATCACGGAGTCCCACTCAAGAGGGGCAAGGTATCGGGACAAATGGCTATCCCAAACAAAGTGGCGTTTGATGAAAACCAAGTTCTCAAAAGGAATTTCTTTAGTGATCTTACCCTTAGAAGCTCCAGTAACCTCATAGCCAAGCGTTTTATACTCAGCTTCGATAGTCATCATATTGAATCTTTCGAAAGCTTTACCTGAAACAGAGCTAGCATTGTCATCACCAACGGTGGCCGGGTTAACTTCATCTCGAAAATGAAGACCGGGACAAAGCCTCTTGAACGCAATCCTCATCAACAAGCTATTAACTACACTATTGAGAATGAGAGTTACAA